CGTAAATGCTCCCCAGTTAGGGGCTATACGTTACTCACTATCTCTGCTCTTAAATGCAGAGTGTGAATAGCTAGACGACTCAGTATTCATTTACTGAGTTTGCCTAGAGCCCCGGCGATTTCGTTGAAATTTCCGAGGCGGCTGTAGAAGTCCGGCTCTGTGAGCCGGTTCTGCAGGTGCCTGGTTACTACGTTTGTTAAGTGTAGTACCGGCTTCGTCAAGGGGTCCCCCATAAGGACACCTTGCCGAAGGGAGATGCTTCTAATGTTAGGCCCATAATCGGGTCTAGCTCTCCCTAAGTCTTCCAAAAGGCCAGTGGCCTTGAAGAAGACTTCTCGAGGTTTGTAACAGGTTTCTATTACAATACCTCGAAGGATCGCAGGGATGCCACATTTTAGCATCCATGCGTTCCCTAACTCACATGCGACGTCATGTCGCAGTGAGTCAGTGGCCTCTTTATAATCCGTTGAGGATGCATAGAGGTCTTCGAAGGTGTCTGTAGTCTCTACATAACCTTCGAATGTGGTCTCCCTGCGTTCTAGGACGCGGAAGACTTCTTCCCTTTCAATCTCGTTGTGGAACGAGTTGAAAAGGTTCCAGCCGTGGTTTGAAGCTTTCATTCCAGACTGGCTACTCCGAATCCCTTTCGCTAGGGGTTCGGCGCAAATCTTGCTTACAAGATCGAGAACGATCTTGAGACAAGACCGAGCCTTGGTAACACTACGTGCTTTCCCAGGCTCGCGCACCACAGTCAGAAATGCTTGTTTCAATTCTGCTGGTGGTGTTCGGAGAACCTGGTCTAATGATAACCAGAAAATTAGTTCTCCGACAGAGTCGAAGTCGTCTGGGAAGACGTACTTTTCGACTCTTCCGGTGTCCAGGTCGTAAACACGTACCTGGCTCATCGGATCAAACGAGTTGATCATTTGCTTGATCATCTCGGTTGTACCGCCCTCTGCACGGGTCTTTTCCCAGCAGGCGGCGGAAGTTATTGTGACCCTCGACTTTGTCGAGAGTCCAGTAACAGCTGCAACGGGGAGGTTCGAAATCACCTCCTCGATTGCAAGACGCCTGAGAGTTCGAATTGTTTTCGACTCTTCAGGCGGCTCCAGTGAGACAGTTTCTAAAAACTTTCTCTTAGACTGGAGTACAACCAGTGGTGGTGGTGTACCACAACCCCTGGTTTGAGATAAGACGCCTATAATTAGTAGGCGTTCGTATCCCTGAGCTTTATCGAGGACTTTCCAAGTCCTCCAGAAAAGCCTGGACCACTCCCCGCCCTCGGGTGGGGGGTTGTCCTCTTTAAGCATCCCTCTATGAGAGCTCTGCTTAAACCACTTCCTTGTCCACTTTAGGACTGAATAGGAAGTGCGGATGGGGATTACCGTTGCAGGTAATTCCCCATCGAGGAACTCGTCTCCTATTAATAGAGATAGAGTCCCAAGTATGAACATGTCGAATCTTTCCCATGTCCATACTTCAGCGGGGTTTGCCAAATATCTTTGTACAAATACCCCGTCAACGGTCTTTAAGGTCTCAATGAGCCTTAAAGCCCGAGAGCTCTTCGAACGGTCTTGATAACCGTCCGGAGCCACAAGCTGTTTATCATCTGATGTCCAGATGGGATCAGCTTTACCTTTCAGGAACCGGTTTATCCGGGTCCGAAGGGTACGAGCCCAGTGAGTAATTTTACTCTCTGGGTCCGAACATTCACGGAGAAGTCTTCTTCCCCAGTGAGTGTGGCGATAGATGACGTAAAGTTTTACGTCATCTGACGCGATCCTGTGGAACCGTATTTTGTTCCGCATGGATCCATTCCAGTTAGGACCTAAAATCCTACCTGGAAGCGGGTCTTGGAGTCTTATTCCGTCTCCAGACCAAGTGACGATGGTAGGGCCTTCTTTGCCCGTTACTGTCGCCAAGGCACGAGCCGCATGGAGTTTCCATGGGTCCTCGTACTTTATTCGCTTAGTAAGTGTCTTACGAAAACGAATAGGCCCGACTCCGTCTTGCTTCAAGACGGCGTCGACGTCTGACGTCTCCGACCCAGATGTGTCGGCTTCGTCATCATTGGAAGTCCCTTCGTTAGTAGCGACTTCCATATGGTCACTTACATCTCTAAGTAGAGATGAAAGTGATTCAGAGTAGCGAGGAGCATTCTCCCCTCTACCCTGTCTTGTGATGATTTTGGCATTGCCAAATTCATCCCAACTAATCTCCTCGATAGAGAATCCTCTATCAAGGAGACGGGACTGGTTCTCGGCTACTGACCGAGATCCAGCCTTCGCCAAAATAAGTCCCGAAGGGACTTGCTTTGTCGAAAGGAAATGCTTACCTCCCATGTATGGGGGTAAGTCATCCGGGACAATTCCGTTCGGTTGAACGGGGTTGTACCAGAGAGGGGTGGCCGTCATTAACGACCAGACCCTCTCGTCCATTATTTTCGATTTTAAAATCGGAAAGTTG